GCGGTCATAGGTGATGTGAATAAGTTTGGTGAGATAAGCGCGGGCTTTGAGTAAATCGTCGAGCTTGGATTCTTCTGCTTTCGCTCCAGCGCGGCAGATGTATTTGATCACGTTACCTTCGAGGAAATTAAGGTCCTGGTCAGCAATGAAATCCCAGACCTGGATCTTGCCAAGTTGGTAGTGTGATGGCGAGAACTTGTTCATGGTGTAAAGAGGATTGGCTTCTGCTTCTTTGCATCCCAGTCTTGAACTTGCAGGATGCGGGCGAGGCGTAGATTCTTTAGTGCTTCTGCTTCAGACAGTCCGCACTTTTCAAATGTGTCAACCACTGTTCGCCAGTAATTCCCTTCACAATTACTAAGTACAGCAGTAGCACGCTTAGGGCCGATACCAGGAGCACCGCTAAAACCGTCAACGCTGTCGCCAGTAAGGCACTGGAAGTAGAGTCTAAATTCAGCCTCTTCCGGCGTTTGCGTAAACTCATTTTTAAGATTGAAAATCCGACATGGGATTTGCTCCATATCTTTGTCTGGTGAGATAAGAACAAAGTTGGAGATATCACCCTTGGTGGCAGCAATTCCTAGTGCGTCGTCAGCTTCTAAGCCAGGCAACAGCACGCTCTTCCACGTGTCCATACACCACCTTTTGAGTTTCAGGTAGCCAGCAGGTTTGCGCCTTGTCCGGTTGCCTTTATAGGTGGGGTCGATGTCCTTTCGGAAGTTCTTGGTGTCTGTCCAGAAGAGGATGAAGTCGTCACTTTCAAAACGATCTTTGAAGTCCTGCAGGCTTTGCCTAACAATTCTTCGGCCTCTGAGGTGGTCACCAACAATGACCGTCAGATCAGAGCTGAATTCGAGCTCTTCTTCTGCAGCTTGTGCGGCGCGATAGCAGAAGAAATCCATGTCCACCAATAAGGTGGGAGGCTTAAGACTCATGGTGCTTAGTGTAAGTGAATGGGACTTCAGATCTCGACCAGAAGTCAGTGAGCTCTTCCGGAAACCGGTTGCGGATCCACTGAACTTTCCAGTTGGAAATGTCACCCGTAGGGATTACAAGTACAGGGATAACTGGGTCTTTCACTTTGTCTGTATTGCCCCGCCAGGAGCCCATCGAGTTAGGCCGGGCAAGCTTGACGTCGAGCTGATAAGCGATGCTGTCGAGCACCATGATCAGATCAGACGAGCCAGTGCAATTGAGGTTTGGGTAAACCTCTGCACCCTTCCAGGCAGCCAATAAGGCGACCCAATGTTCGGCCATATCTCCGAGCCTCGACGGGCCTGGGCTAGTGGCAGTCCGCCCAGGAGTTACCTTTTTGAGCCTCTGAGTCAAGCTCGCAACGGAATTTATAGGTGTGTTGAACATCTTTCATTGCTGCGGTGATTAAAAACATGGCCTTGTCTGCGTGCTCAGGTGCTACCGATATCTGGAGCTCGTCGTGAACGAACGCCAGTGGCCAATAGTCGATCTCTGCTTCGTCTAGTAACTCGTAAGAGCGCAATAGCCAGGACTTGCAGATGCAGGCTCCGGCCGACTGCAGAAGGTAGTTGGTGGCTGCGTGAACTTTGTTGCCGATTCGTATGGGTCGACCATCCAAGCCTTTGAGCACACCAGTGGCAGCCCTTTTCTGAATGGCAGCTGATAACTCAGCAAACCCATCTAGATCCTTCATTATTCTATTCCGGATCTCCTTACCTTTCTTAGCTGCTTGTGATTTAGGAGCCCCAGCCGTGAGGCCTAATTTCACATCGCCACCGCCATAGATGAGGCAGTAGGTAACACCCTTCCCGCTCTTTCTGTCCGTTCCGTAGATATCGGCGAGAGCAGTATGAATGTCACCTTCTACAACTTCCTTGGCGAACTTTCCCCCATCGAACCTACTGAGATAGGCACCTAAGCAGCGAAGCTCGAGCCCGGAAGCGTCTGCCCCCACCTGCACACGGCCGGGTCCAGGACCAAACAAGACCCTGTATTCAGGGTCACTCGGGACCTGGGCAATGTTGGGCCGTAGGTGGGCTTGCCTTCCGCTAACAGTGTTCAAAATGCAGGAGTGGTGAATCCTGCCTTTGTGCTCCTGTTTCAGCCAGGCGTTTTTCCCTTCGGCCACTTGGCCTAGGTGTTTCTGTAGTTCCAGGATCCGAGCGAAGGCGTTGGCCTCCTCTGTCCCGATACCCCGCAGGGTCGGTTCATCGATCTTTGGTTTGCCGGAGTCGGTGAACTCCTTCGGCTTCCAGTCCCTGAACTGTTGGAAAGCCCAGGCGATGTGATGCCGGCTGGTGGGGTTGAACTCCTTCAGCTTGCACATCGGCGCGTCTTTGACATAGCCCTGCGGGCCGTTGTCGCGTCGAGGGGTGAAAGTGCCACCGTCTACAAATAAGAAGGTGGAACGCATCTGGTCTGAGAGTGCGTCGAGTTCTGTGCGGAGCTTGGATTCCAGCTGTTGTGCTCCCTGAACATCGAAGGGAAAACCCTCGCGTTCTTGCCAAGCCATGATGGTGGCCAGCCTGTGTTCGGTATCGATGCAGGTCGCGTACTGCTCGAGCTTTGGCTCAAACATTCGGACCACCTCCACCGAGACGGTGACGTCCTGGGCGCAGTACTCGAGCATCTCTGGTGAGTAGGTGCTCCAGTCCCCGTCCAGCTGTTTGCCGAACTCGGATTTGTGGACACTGAGCCGATGGCCCCAGGCCTCCAGGCTGTGTCGCCCGTAGAGGTTGCCGGGCATGTTTGCCGGCTTGCTCCTGAAGTCACGATCCAGAAGATCAGTGAAGAACAGGCGGGAAAGGATCAGGGTGTCGAAGGGTTTGGCCTTGGTGGTCCACTCCGGGTGGATCTCCCTGATTGCCTCGAGGTCATACCCGATGATGTTGTGGCCCCAGAGCTCGTCTGCCTGCTGCAGCAGCTGGAGGCCTTCCTTGATTTGGTGCGGCTCGAAGCGGTGCTCCTGATTCGTATCAAGGTCACGCGCCACGATGCAGTGGATCACAGACAGCCCACGGAGAAGGCCATCTGTTTCGATGTCGAAAACTAGCCTCATTCTTTGTTGGCTTTGATCGTGTTCAGAACGTTGACCAGCTGCTCTCGGACAACCTTTCCGCCGATGATCTTTTGAACTTCCAGCCCGTCTTTGTCGATGATTAACAGGGTGGGGTAGAGCTTGAGGTCATAGGCCGCTACCAGAGCTGAGTGGTAGTCCTTGTCCATGAAGGACAGGTGGGTCAGCAGTTCGTTCTCAAGGCCCAGAGCAAACTCTTTGGTTTCAGCACAGGGCGGGCAGTTGCGCTTGGTGAACAAGACGGCCCGGCTGGCCACATCAGAAGTCTTCATAAGTTGCGGGAGTGGAAGTGGGTTTGTCTTCGAATAGGGCCGGCAGTAGGCGGCCTGTGTCTTGCCCGTAGGCGAGCTTTCCTGCGGGGCCTGTGCGCCCGGAGAAGCGGTTCTTCAAGACCACCAGCTGGCTGAGGCCATCCCCAGCGCTGATGTCCCTCTGGAGGGCGATGACGATGTCTGATAGCTGCGCGATTGCGTGCGAGCCCCTGAGCTGGCCAAGTGACACCGAAGCGCCGTCCTCGTGGCCTTTGTCGCCCTGCACCCGGCGTAGGTGGCTGATCAACAGCATCCCCACGCCACATTCCTCCGTAAAGCTGCGGAGTTTGGTCATCACCACGTCGATCATCTTTCGCTCGTCTGTTGACTCGTTACCGGACAACAGGATCGAGAGGTGATCAAGGACAATCCATTTCACCTCGTGTGTTTTGACGAGGTAGCGGATGTCGTTTATGAGTTGATCGGGATCAATGCTTCCAAAGCCATCACGTAGATAGACGCGTCCAGATCCAAGTGTTGAATTAAAAGCATGCTTAAAGTCATCTTCCGGAACCTTGTTATCTAAATGAAGTGGCTTGTTTGCAGCCACGGTCATCAACCTCAGTCCAGTTCGTTTAACTGATTCTTCCAAGGCGATGTATCCAACGCTTTGGCCCTGATTGATGAGGGCCACTGCGATCTCCCCAGCGAGGAGGCTCTTCCCCGTTCCCGATCCAGCCGTGAGCGTGCAGAGTTCTCCCAGACGCAATCCGCCAGTGACTTCGTTAAGGTCCGGATAAGGGTAATCAGCGTCACGCCCGCGAAGAGGGGCGCGAACCAGAGAATAAATATCTCTGCCATCAATTATCGATTTAGGTGTGTACTTTCGCTTGTTCCAGAAGGCCTGGCGAATAGCGTCAGTGTCCCCTTCCTGCAGTGCTTCACAGGCGTCCTTGTATTGAGCAAGGCACGCTATGTAAACCTTTTCAGGAGGAAAGAGCGACACACATTCTTCAGTCGCCGCAATGCCTGCTTCATCGTTGTCAAACATGAGAACGATCTCATCAAACGAGAGTAGATGAGGAAGGTTTTGCGATAGGGCCTTCTTCGCCCCTTGGGCACCGTTTGGTACTGAAACAACGGGCCAATTTGGACGAGCTTGCCATACGGCCAGGGCATCG